GCACCTTCAGGCGTTGTTGCTTCTGGTGGTACTCAAACTACCTACACGGGCAATGGGACTAATGGCGTAAACGGTCGAAATTATGTAGTGCAACGCTTTAACGCTAACGGAACTTTGACCGTGACTCAGCCTGGATATGCAGATGTTCTTATTGTGTCTGGCGGATCAGGCGGAGGTGGAGAGTACGCCTCTAGCGGCGCTGGTGGTGGTATTACATTCGGAAACGTTTATCTTGGATCAGGGTCTTACTCTGTAGTAGTTGGTGCTGGCTCAACACTTAGCGGCGCTACTGCTACTGGAAACCCTGGTGGCATTGGTGGAACTTCTTATTTAGGTCAGTACGGATCACCACTATCAACTTCCTATAGCACTTCCGGCCCCAATGCACCATTAACATCAACAATTACTGGATCGTCAGTTACGTATGCACAAACTGGGACAGCGGTTACGGCGAATACCGGTAATGGCGGAATTAAAGCGGGGTGTTGCGGTGCGCCTCCTGGGGCTCTTGGTTCTTCTGGCGTTGTGATTGTGAGGTATGAGGCATGAGTTCTTCTGTAGTTGTCGCTCGAATTGTTGATGGAGTAGTTGTCAATTTGGAAGTTGCGGATCAGCAATGGATCGACGCTAACTCGAATGGTCTAACTGAATTTGTTCCTGTTGGGGATAGTGCAGTTAGCGCTGGTATGGGATGGACTGAGAGTGGTGGATTTTCTGCTCCAGCCCTTGTCCCGCCAACTCAGGAATCTATTGAATGGGCAGCAGCCAACGGTGACACTTCGTGGGCTGATTTGCTTACGGAAACCATTTAAGGAGAAGTTGTGGCAAGCGAGAACGCACACGCAGCAAAGATTGAGAACGGTGTAGTGACCCAGGTTATCGTTATCCCCCATTGCGGTGATGACGATGCCGCTATCACGGCCTACTGCAACGGCATCGGCCTTGACGGTACGTGGATTGACACCTCGTACCTGGGTAGCCGCCGAGGTAAGTATGCGGGTATCGGCGACACTTGGGACGGCGAAAACTTTGTCAGCCCCGTGGTTGAGGCTCCCGCAGAGTAATGAAAATCGCTGTCTACACCATTGCCAAGAACGAGGCACAGTTTGTGGAACGCTGGTTTGATTCCGCTAAGGAAGCCGACTCGCTACACATCCTCGATACGGGGTCTACCGACAACACGGTGACCCTGGCTCGTGACTTTGGTATTGATGTGGCACGGTGGGAGATCAGCCCGTGGCGCTTTGATAAGGCACGGAACCTATCGCTTGATTTGGTTCCTGACGACACCGATCTGTGTATAGCGCTAGACATGGATGAGGTTCTTGTTGAAGGCTGGCGGGAGCATCTGGAGGCTGCCTACGCTGATGGGGTTACTCGCCCCCGCTACCAGTACACCTGGTCGTGGGTGGATGGTAAGCCTGGTTTGGTGTATGGCGGGGACAAGATTCATGCCCGTCATGGCTATTTTTGGAAGCATCCCGTCCACGAGGTCATCACTCCTAAGGACCCTGAGCGAGAGGTACAAGGCTGGTATGGGCTGGAAATCCATCATCACCCTGATAACACAAAGTCTCGCGGTCAGTATCTCCCCCTTCTTGAACTTGCTGTCAGTGAAGACCCAGAAGATGACAGGAACGCTCATTACCTTGCGCGGGAATACTTCTTCGCGGGACGACTAGATGAGGCTAAGGCGGAGTTCCAGCGGCATCTAGGTTTGCCTTCCGCTAGGTGGGGTGCTGAGAGGGCGCAGTCGTACCGTTACTTGTACAAGATTGATGCCCACCATCTGTGGCTGGAGCGTGCCTTGGACGAGGACCCTGGTCGCAGGGAAACTCTGGTTGATCTGGCGTTCTACTGGTACACGCATGAGAACTGGGCTGAGTGCCTAAAGGCCGCTACCGCTGCTCTCGCGGTTAAGGAGCGCCCGTTGGAGTATCTGACGGAGGCTGAAGCGTGGGGGCCGCTGGCTCACGACCTTGCTGGGATAGCGGCGTTCCGATTGTGCTATTACTACCAGGCTGTTTACCACGGCACGGAAGCGTTAAAGTTGTCACCTTATGAGGATAGACTTGCCAATAATCTAGACCAGTACAGGAAGGCAGCAGCATGACAACGATGCGCGACATGATCGCTGACACCCGCCGCATGGCGTATGGATCGCTGCATGACCAGATCAACTTGGTTGCTCAGCCTTACGTCGCTAACGCTACCACCCTGGTTCTGGATATGGATATCACGGGTATCACTCCTGGAATGTCCCTAAGCAGCGATTTGAACGTTTGGTACGTTAAAGGTACAGAGCCTTCCACTAACAGCGTCTTTGTTATCCCAGGTTTTGACAATAGTCCTAAGCGAAACGTCGCTGTCGGAGAGTTTGTTTACATCAAGCCTCGCGTGACTGACTGGTACATGTTTGAGACTATGAACCAGGAGATTCTGCGTCTTTCGACTCCTGAGCATGGCCTTTACCAGATTGCTGAGTGGGAAGCCCCTGTCGATCCGACTTGGCAGACTTACGATTTCCCGCCTGAGGCAGAGAACATGATTGGCATGTTGCGTGTCAGGTTCCGTATGCCTGGTTCTACCGATGTCTGGTATGACATTCCTGAGAAGGCTTACCGTATTCAGATTGAGGCTGGGCAATCACGTATTCGTCTGCTCCGCAACATCCCTAGCGGCACTAATATCAGGTTCTTGTACAAGGCTCCTTTCGCCCAGGCTGAGAACCTGACAGATAGCGTGAACACTGTTTGCGGCCTATCTGAGACAATGGTTGACATCCCCACGTTGGGATGTCTCGCTACGCTTCTTCGCACTACTGAGTCGCGTCGCGCTCAGGTCCAGCAGCAGGGTGATGCTCGCCGTGCTAGCGAGGTCAGTCCTGGTTCTAACATGCAGATTGCTCAGATGGTGGATAAGGACCACCAGATGCGTATTTGGGAGGAAGCGGCTCGTCTGATCCAGCGCGTGCCGATTCAGAGGAGCCTGTAAATGGGCGATATCACTACGACTTTTGACCAGCCGTATTCGGAAAGAACTCAGGCTCTCCCGTCTTACTTTTCCCCGTCTGTTATTGGTATCGCTGGTGTTCCGTATCTGCTTGATACGTCGGCTAATGGTGGTGGCGGAACGTTTAGGCGTGAGGCTATGGATGTTGTGCAGCAGCGCAATACGAATAGCCAGCGAGATTTGTTGCTTCTCCCGCAGGATGTGTGGAGGCAGCAGGCTGAGTCTTGGCATCAGGGTGCTGGCCAGTCGAATCTGGACCGTGATGATGCTTTGCAATATCGGTATGAGGATTCGTTCGGTATTGATCCGTGGACTCATTGGCAGTTGAATCTTCTGCCTTCAACAGAGCGGCTATACAACACAGCGGGTCTTGGTGGAGCGACCTGGTTGACTACGTATGAGAACTATCTCGCTGTTGTTAATGGTCAGGTTATTTACTGGTATGACGAGTTGAGTGTTGGTTCTACCGCAATGGCTGGGTCAACTACTGTCCATGCTGGGCATCCCATTATTGACATTGCCAATTACGGGCAAGTAGTCACTACTTTGCATGACGACGGCAAGGTGTATACCACCGCTGGCCCTGGGGCTACCCCAGTCGCTAGATCAGGTACATTCACTAACGCTTCGTTTATCGCGTGGGAGAAGGACTATCTTCTCATTGGTGATGGAAATGTTCTTAAAGATATTACTGGTACAGCGCATACCATTTATACGCATCCGTTGACTGACTATCGGTGGAATTCCGCTGCCGCAGGAAACTCTTGCATCTATGTTCTTGGCGGAGTCGCTGACCATTACATGATCCACCGTGTCGGTATCACTACTGGTGGCGCTAACCTATCCCCCGCCATTGTTGCTGCTACTTTGCCTGATGGGGAAATTGGTTACACCATTGACCAATACCTTGGCTTTATCCTTATCGGCACGAGCAAGGGTGTTCGTATTGCTACGCCAAACAATACGAATGGCGATCTGACGCTTGGCCCAATCATCCCTACTGCTGAGCCTGTTCGTTGCTTTGAGGGGCAAGATCGTTTCGTTTGGTTTGGTTTAAGTTCAATGAACTCGCAGTATGGCGATAGCGAGATTGACATTTTCCCGACTGGCCCTGTCTGCGGCTTGGGACGCATGGACCTCTCTACCACCACCACTAGTTCTCTTACCCCTGCTTATGCTTCCGATATCTGCGCTATAACGGAAACCGTTAAGGCGGTCAGGTCTGTTGTTACTTTTGCGGGTAAGCGTGTCTTTGCCGTAGAGAACTCTGGCGTTTGGTTTGAGGACACCGATCTGATGCAGGGCGGTTGGCTTAAGCAGGGAACTATGTCGTTCTCCGTGGAGGACTTGAAGACTGGCCTGTACACGCAGAGTAAGTGGCTTCCGCTTCAGGGCGAGATCGACATGGATTTGTCCTATGACTCTACGGGCTTTATCCGAGTAGCCGACTACTTCCAAGAGGGAACTATCCGTTCAGGCAATACGAGCCTTTTCGGAACACAGTTCTCTCGCATCAACGTTCGATACGTGCTTAAGCGAGATAGTGACGTTACGACTCTTGGTCCTACCCTTACCCGCTGGGAGGTTCGTGCTATCCCCGTGAAGGGCCGTGCTTCTCGCTGGACCCTGCCGATTATGAACTATGAGGAGATCGAGATTGACGGGGTTAAGTACACCCGTGACCCGCTGGCTGTATACGACACGCTTATTGACCTGATTGAGAACAGCAGGCTATTTACTCTGCAAGAATCAGGTAGGTCATATCAGGTACACGCTAAGACGTTTCTTTGGCAGCCTGAAAAACTTAGTATTAATGGTAGGTCTTGGGAAGGTACGTTTGTGCTAGTGGTGGAGGAAGTGCAATGAGAAGGTCTTATGCTGGTGCTGCTCAGGCGGCTCAACTTACAACGAGTTTGGGTGGCTCTACTGCCAACCTCACTATTTACTGCACCGACTGTTCCAACTGGCCCACTGGTACGGGTGGTTTCCCGTTCTTCGTTGTTATTGATCGTGGTAAGCCGACTGAGGAGAAGATTCTTTGTTCTTCTCGTACTGGCAATGTACTTACTGTTTTTGATAATGGTGTGACTAACGGGCGTGCGGCTGATGGAACAAGCATCACGACCCATGCCGCTAACGCAGTTATCGAGCATTGTTTTACGGCTACGGATGCTGATGAGGCAAACGCTCACGTTAATGCCACGACTGGCGTACATGGTGTGTCGGGCGCAGTTGTTGGTACTACTGATACCCAGACTCTTACGGGCAAGACGATCTCTGGCGCGAGCAACACTTTCTCAAATATCGCTCAGGCTGCGGTCACTAATCTGACTGCGAACCTTGCGGCTAAGGCTCCGATTAACGTTACGACTAACGCTCAGACTGGGACGACTTACACTCTCGTTCTTGGAGATGTCTCCCAGATTGTTGAGATGTCTAACGTGTCAGCCAATACTCTGACTGTCCCGCCGAATAGCAGTGTTGCTTTCCCCATAGGCGCAGTTGTCTCCGTGATGCAGACCAATACGGGTACGACCACTATCGCTGCTGGCGCGGGTGTAACGATTAACTCTGACGTTTCGCTCATCCTTAGCCGATGGTCGATGGTCACTCTCATTAAACGAGCAACCGACTCTTGGAGCGTTCAAGGCGGTGGGGCGGTCCCAAAAGCACGAGTCGCTAGCAGCACCGCTAGCAGCACCAGTTCGGTAACGATCTCAGGTGCGTCCTACACGGTGTACCGCTTTACTGGTACTGGGTCTATTACTTTTGATCGCGCTGGCCTTGTCGATGTTCTTCTCATCGGTGGCGGGGGAACTTGCGGCGGTACGGACTCTACGTACAACGGCGCTGGAGGTGCTGGTGGGTGGGTAGAGAAGACTAGTTTCTATGTTCCCGCTGCTGCTGTTCCTGTCCGTATTGGGGCGGGGCAACCTGGAGATTTGCTTCAGTCGAACACTCTTGGCACTAGCGAGTTCAATGGTTTGACTGCTGTGGGCGGCGCTCCTGGCGCTCAGTACAACGATAGACAGCCTGGTGGCGGAGCGTGCGCTGGTAACCGATCCTCAGGTATTGGTAATGGTGCTGCAATGAATTATCAGGGCCTTGTCGGAGCCTCTCTCCGTGGTGGAAATGCTCAGGGGCCACAAGGCGGTTACGGGGGAGGCGTCGCTGATGACAGCGGTAATCCTGCTGATCCTGGTGCTAACTGGGGTAGCCCTGGAAGCAAGGGCGCTGGTGGTAATAAGCGTGCTGGGGCAGCAAACTCTGGTGATGGTGGAAGCCTGACGGCTGGATCGACTAGCGGCAGTAGCGGGATTGTCCTTATTAGGGTTGGTGCGTAATGGCTCACTTTGTCCGTATTGACGAGAATAACAATGTCATTGACGGTTTTCCTGTCGATAATGCTGATTGTGGTGGCGGTAACTTCCCCGAATCAGAGCCGATTGGCGAGGCTTTTCTGAACGCTAATGGTTTCCCTGGCGTGTGGAAGCAGACTTCGTACAGCGGTTCCTTCAGGTACAACTATGCAGCGAGTACTGCTTTCTGCTACGACCCTGACCAGGATGCGTTCTACATTAAGGATAGCCCTGGTCCTGGCTGGACGTTCGATACCACTACCTTCAAGTGGGTTGGTCCATAATGCCTGATTGGTTGGATACGACTGGTGAGTTTCTCACGATTTTGAGCATTACCGCCCTGGTATTTGCGGCGCTCATGTGGCTCATCAAGGCCGTGTCTGCCATTCAGCATGAGACTAAGCCAAATAGCGGTCTGTCTATGCGTGACTCGATAGACCGTATCGAGAACAACGTAAACAAGTTGAACGACAAACTAGATGGCCATATCACGTGGCATCTGGATAAGGAGTAGTTATGTTGGACAAGATTCCCGCTGAGGCTCGCCATATTCTCATCATGCTGCTGGCCGCTGTGCTGGGCTGGGCATCTGACAACATCCTCAACCTTGGACTTCCGCCGCTGGTGGCTTCTCTCGCTGGCGTTGTGGTTGGAACTTTGATCCTGTGGGTGACCCCTATGACCCGTCAGTATGGTATCGGAAAGGATACCAATGATGGTATCTCTTAACGGCTGGCCTGTACCGCCTAGGAAACTGGTCACTAAGCCCGTTCCTGGCGCGGATAGGCGACTTACACTCGCTAAGGATGCCGCCCCAATCCTGCTGGCGGTGGCTGCTGACTACAACAAGACGGTCAAGCGGATTGATGTGGGGACCTGGGACGAGGGTGGCTACAACAATCGTGACGCTAATGGCGCTCCTGGTAAGAAGTCGAACCATGCCTCTGGAACAGCGATTGATCTGAACTGGTCTGAGGAGGGGGCGCAAGGTTCCTCTTGGGGCAAGCGGTTCTTTGCCCAGGCTAAGCACCAGTTGGCTATCCAGGCTATGAAGCGTCGCTATGGCAAGTGGGTCCAGTGGGGTGGGGATTGGCGTGCCAAGGACTACATGCACTGGGAGATTAAGCCTGGTGTTTCCGCTGTGGACCTGAAGGCTGCCTGTTATAAACTTGGTATTAACGAAGATGGTGTCCGTTCTTAGTTTGTTTCGTATGTGGCTCCTGTTACTATGCGCCAAGTAGCGCATAACTTTAAGGAGCACGTATGGCTTTGAAGGATGCCCTGGTTGCCAATGCTGGAACCAAAAAGGGTCCTGTATGTTCGGCATGTATCGCTATCAGCCTGATGACTGAAGAGGATCGGGCCGATCTCCAGATAGCCCTAGATGATCCCGTATACACCTCTATGGGGATCTCGCGTGCTTTGAAGGCTGAAGGCTATGAGGTTTCTGGCCAGACTCTTCAGCGGCATCGCCGTGGCGACTGCTATAAGAACCCAGCATGAGTATCGGCAGCCGCCTGCAAGTGCAGGACGAGATCGACGATCTTCGCTCCACTCTCCTGCGCACCCAGAGGGAACTGAAGAAGGCTAAGGCTCGTGACGAGCATTTGGTTGATGCGGTTCTCCAGGCGGCCCATGACGCTGTTTTGGCCCGTCCGATACCTCCGATACCCAAAGCGACTAAAGATGTCCGTAAGAAGGCTTCTGAGGCCGCTTTGTGGCATCTGACGGACTGGCAGGGTGCGAAACTTACCCCTTCCTATAATTCACAGGTTATGCACAAGCGCGTTCACCAGTTTGTGGATAAAGCCTGCAAGATCACGGACATCCAGCGGGAAGACCACCCTGTGAGGGATTGCTACATCGTCCTTGGTGGAGACATGATCGAGGGAATCTTCAACTTCCCAACCCAGCCCTACGAGATTGACGCGACTCTTTTCGAGCAGTTCGTGACTGTATCCAATCTCCTCGTTGAAGTGGTACGCCGCGCACTCATACATTACGAAACGGTAACGGTCGTTGCTGAGTGGGGAAACCACGGCAGGCTAGGCTCCAAGAGAGATGCCGTAGTTAAATCAGATAACGCAGACAGGATGACGTATGAACTTGCTCGTCAAGTACTCATATCGAGCGGTGCGCAAAACCTTACATGGAATGACTGTCCAGAAGACATACAGCGCATCGAAATCGGAAACTACCGCGCACTTGCCATCCACGGAGATGAAGTTGGAAGAAACGGTTTCGCCTCAGGCAACACCATTGTCAACCATGTCAACCGCTGGCGATCTGGTTCCTATCCGTGGAAATTTCGAGATGTTTACGTCGGTCACTACCACACCCACTACCAGTACTCGCTCGCAGATGGAGCGGGAGCGGTCTTCGGGACTGGCAGCACGGAATCGGACAACCGCTACGCCTCGGTCGGGCTTGCTTCCTCCGCCGTACCGTCCCAGCGCCTCCACTTCATTGACCCAGAAGCAGGCAGGGTCACAGCCCAATACCAAGTCTGGCTCGATTGACATGGCCAAGATTCAGGCTGAGGCCGATAGAATTAGTAACGAGTTGCTGGTACTCAGCGGTCATGTCCGATCTCTGGTATCTCAAATCAAACTATTGGAGATACGAAATGGCCGTCAGTAAAGACATCATTGTTCGTCTTTCCTATGGGGAATTAAAGATGGAACTCATTGCTGAGGGAGCATCTTGGAATCCTGATGTAGCAGATGACTTCATTCGCCGCGCCAAGGTCATGTGGCATAACACTTTAGAGTCCATGATGGAAACCGATACTTGGGATTCGGTGGAGGCTATAGAAGTAGAAGATGAGTGACATCGCTATCCGTTGTGAGGACTGCGGAAGGATCGGGGCGAGGGTCTACCAGGGTTGGGAATTGCTTTGTGTTAAGTGTGCTAATGAGCGAGATGAGGAATGATGACAGCCAACGAGTTAGTTCTATCAGCCGCTAGAAGCACTACCAAAGCGTTAGAGTTAGGTACTAGAAGGTGGGGTGCTCAATCAACCCATCATCGCGATCTGTTCCCCGCTAACTGCGACTTCACGATGACTGACTATCTTGAAGGCGACGACGTTGACGTTGTATCAGACGCCCACGATTTTAAAGAGTTCCCTGACAACACCTTCGAGGGTGTTTATTCGGCTTCCACCTTTGAACATATCCAGCATCCCTGGGTCGCTGCCGCTGCCCTATTCCGAATAATCAAACCAGGAGGCTGGCTGTACGTCGCTACCCACCAGACTTTTCCTGTTCATGGCTACCCGTACGACTACACAAGGTGGACTGATGCAGGGCTACGGTCGCTATTCGAGTGGGTTGGCTTCACCGTTGAGGACGCTGAGATGACTGATAGGTGCGTCATTACTCCGCCTGCGAACATTACGGTGTGGGATACGAACGCTCCTGCTTACTTGGGCGTTTCGGTGTTTTGCCGTAAGCCTTAACTGAGCGCTGTTTGCCAGTCTTGGATTCTAGAGTCGATGCCCCAATGCTCCTTGACGACATTAAGGTCGTTACGGGCTTGGCTCTTGCGAGTGTGGTAATCGAGGAGTTCGGTCATTGAGTTGACCCAGCCTGTTGCGTCCCATGCAACACGGCCTACCCCTGTCGCCGTTAGTTCCATATACTCAGGAGCATTTGAGGCGACGAATGGGATGCCTGCCGCTACGTATTCCAAGCCCTTGATATTGGACTTGGCGTGGTTGAATGGGATATCACTTAGCGGGACTATCCCGATATCGAACTGGAAGCCAGAGGCGTAATGGGTTATTGGGGCCAAGGGACTTCGGGTAACACGGTTAGGGTTCACACCTGTTACATCTTCAAACAAGGGCGCGTTGTTAGCGTGGCCTGCATGATGAAACATCAGATCGTGTTCATCTAGGAAGTTAGGCAGCCATTCCCTTAGTTGCTCTAGATCGTTGTTACGAAAGTTAACCGCCCCTACCCAGCCGATAACTGGCTTACGGTTTAGTTGCTTGCGGGGGGTGAACTGATTGAGGTTGACCCCGTTGCGAACCATCTTCACGTTGGGATGCTGCTTGCTGTAATGCTCTAGCAGGAATGGCGTTGTCACGGTGATGACATCTGCTAGTTCGATGACCCGCTTGTAATGCTCACGGTTTGTTTTCTTATTTTTCTCTGCGCTGGTTAGATCGTAGGCCATGTTCGCTGGGGTGAGTCCTTCGTAGTAGTCATCAACGTCTACAACGATTCGTTGGCCTAGGGCTTGGGCTAGTTCTATCTGTCGTGGGGTACAGCGGTCCATGAGCAGTTTCAGCATTACTGTAGAGAATCCAAAGATTCCTGTGGAGTGACTGTCTTTTACTCCGAACCCTCGTAGCGGGTCGAATACTGGAAGGCCGACTGCTGTCTTTTCTTTGAGTGTGAAGGCTGGTAGGTAGCAGCGGTAGTAGCAGCAGCCGCCTGGAACTAGGTCAGGGAATACGCCTGTAAAGTCTCGCGTTACAAAGGCTACGCTCATTAGCCGATGAACTCATAGCAGCCGCACTTGCACTCGCCACCTTTGTGCTTGTGACTACATGCGATACAACCAGTGACTACAACCGCTGCAACTGGCTCAGGCATGGGCGCTTCAGTGATCTGCGCGATATGTGTCACAAGAGTTGCGGGTGCGGGTATGGAGAATTCTCCTGGTGTGGCGCACTCTAGGTCGCCCCAGGATTTGGTAACGATGTGGTCTCCTGTGTGTCCTGCGGGGTGTTCGCAGCGGAAGCCGTCGTAGTGGAAGGCCCAGCATTGGCGGATTTCAGCACTCTCCACAGTTACATCCCTCTCGTAGATTTGCAACGTACATCTGTATCCATAGCGGGTCGACTATCGCTAGATCAAAGCCTGGGGCTTGTGCGCATTGATAACGCGCCACGTTACTAATGTCTTCATCAGAGAACATTTGGTTTCCTTGTTGAGCGGTGGGGAGAGGGGAACAAGGAGAAACCCTCCCCCCACCAGATTGTGTATGTTACTTGCGAACCTTCACAATGTCCATTCGCATGTAGCCAGAGCGCTCAGATGCTTCTATGCGTCCTGGCTGTACTTCGACCCAACGTACTTGCCAACGGTCGGTTGATCCGTTGATTCCGTAGAGGCGTGCTTTGGCTTCGTCCTTCATCTTCGCTGCCTGACTGGAGAGGCTTTTGGCCTCCACATACATGTCAATTGCTGAGATAAGGCTCTGATCTGTGATCTGCTCGCCGCCGTCATTGACGGTCATTCCCCCACGGCAGGCCGTGAAGTGTGAGCAAATCTTCTCGCATACGGATACAGGCACATCCCGTGACGCATCTTCGTTGTGCTTGACAGCGTAGATAACGTCTTGAATCCATGAATCAATCTCATCTGTGAGAGTGGGGTCCATTTCTTCAATTAGTACGATCGGCTCTGGATGTTTGCCTGACCGATCGTAGTAGAGGTTCCCTACCCAGACGGGTACGTCTGAGGCGAGGATTCCAGCCTGTAGGCAGCCCATCGCGTAGAGGTGGCGCTGGTACTTGTGCTGGAGGCTTGTGCCTTCGCGCTTAACGAACTCGAATCCGTTGACGGTCTTGATATCGAGGATCATGTTAAGGCTGGGGATAACAATGTCGGGGTGACCGCCGATAGCGGCCCCTGAGGGGAGTGTCGCTGTTACTTCTAACTGGTCGATGGAGCCAAGAATCCAGTCAGGGTTAGCCTTCTTGAACGCTTCTTCCAGGTAGTTGTGGATCGAGGTTCCTACCGCTGCCGCCCACTTGGGAGGGTCATCAGTCTTGGGTACGCCCTGGATCATCAGCGCTGCCTTCTGTCGGCAGAACCCGATATCGCTGGGGCCAAGGATGCCCTCGTCAGATTGGATGGTGCGAGCAGACGCGCTCATAAACTCGTTGAGCGAGGCTGTTACGGATTGGAAGACGATCTCTTCGTACTTCTCGTTACTCTCCACTGGGCGCTCCGTTGATTGTCTGGACAACTACGTCACGGAGGGAGCCGTTGTCGTACAGGCTCAGGCCGAACTGGGTTCCTAGGTTGATTGCTGCTCGCTTGATTGCGTCTGACTCTGCGGTCTTGATCGCCATGTCGTGAGCCTCACCGCGCTGGGGCAGCATTGCTGAGCCGATAGCGGCTTCCGTGTAGGTGCAGCCCAGGTCTGGAATGGTGAGAGTGCCAACAACCTTGTAGGCGACGCTCCAGTTGCCCTTGTCGGTCTTCTCCTCGAACGCCTTGATCGCTGTAGAAACGTCCCAGGACCAGCCACCGAATCCAAAGATGCGAATTAGATGTGCCTTGACATCCCACGCTTCTAGGTATGAGAGGGAGCGACCGCCGCCTCCTGCTCGCTTTGCTACGCGCTTCTCGTTGAGGGGCTTGAGTAGTTGCTCGTATTGAGCATTGGTAATAGCCATTTGTTGCCTCCTTGTTTTTCCCTTGTTGACACATAGTACTATGTATCCATGTCTTACGTCAAGCACTCAGATGTCTCCGACAGTATTGCTCACATTGTTTCTTCGATAGAACAAGAACCAAACGTGCAGCAGCGGAAGTTACTGATTAGTAACTACATCAAGACTGCATCATCGCAATTAGTCAAGCCACTCGCGAGGCTCTGCTTTGAACTGAAGGTTGCTGGCGAGCCAACCGATGTGATTGCTACTGAGTTAGGCATTAGCCGTAGGGCTGTCATCAGGCTCATCCGTAAATGGGCCGCTGACAATGGCATCCGAAATCCCCTGGACAACATCGAGGTCAATGGATTCTTTGATATCCGTGACCACGTTGACATGTGATCCATCTGCTTTCAGCCAGGTCCACCCGTTCCACATCCGTACAGGATGCAGTTCAGGGTCAGCGCCTTGAGCAACGAGCCAGCCGTCACCCTTAGCCCAGTGACGGTTTGACTCAGCCCTTTCGTGGCACTTCATGTGAAGAAGCACCCCATTCGCCGCTCCTCCTGTTTCGGGGAGTTTCGAGCCGCCCATTCCTCGTGGCCTCCTGTGGTGAATCTGGCCGTTAGTAACAGGAAGCCCACACATCTCGCATCGGTGATTGGCCCTGGCGTGGATAAGTTCGCGTACCTTTGTTGAGAACTTCACTTCTTGCGGAACATCTCTACGATGCCAGCAACCAGGGCGTACGCGAGACAGCACCCCATCCCGATGTAGAACACTGCCCAACCAAAGTTAGAAACAACACTAGGCATTATTTGTATCCCGCTTCTTTGAGGAGTTGCACCAGCATCCAGAGTGGGAGAGTTGCGTACTGCTCTTCTCCGTTCGTCGTCCCTCGTTTCTTGTGGACAACTGCTCCAAGTTCAGTCCCAGCGTTCTTACACTCGACGAGGAGTTCGCTGATCCAGCCTGAGAGGTTGATTGCACGGTGATTTTTGCACTCCCAAGTAAACCCATCAACTCCGTGTATGTCGCCTCTGTCATCTGTCCAACCAGCCCGAGTGCGATCAACTCTGAAGCCGCATTGTCTGAGATAGTCAACAATTGATCGTTCATATGCACTTCCCTTGTTCTTCTGCGGATTAGACATGGCACTTGCAACTGATAATCGAGTTAGCAGGCATAGCGGCCACCTCTCCAATGCTTGAGTCCTGATCCTTCGCCGTTCCAGGATGCCACGGTGAAGAACATCATGTCCTGGTAAAAGCGATGCCACTTGTGGGCGGGGTTGTTGCGGAGCATACGGCTGATCTCTGTACCTACCGTGTGGCCCCACATCTCGCGGAGTTCCTTCCGCATCATCCATGCAGCGCCAGTAGCGAGCGCGTCTGTTACTTGGTACGTGCCTTCATAGAAACCGTTACTGCCTGTCCCCCAGTACTGGAAGCGGCCTTCTCGCTGCCCGACACAGAGGCGGGTCTTCTCAATTGTCTTGCTGTAGAACTTCCCCCTATAGGCGGAGGGTTGTGCTCCAGTCTGAACCGCATCATGCTTGTGCATGACAATCGGTACGGGAGTCGCGGGTACGCCTGTGAGGGCGATGCTGGCTGTTAGTAGTAGAGCGATCATTTTGCCTCCATCCATACGATGCAAAGGTTCCCTCGACTATTTGGTCGTCTGTGGCCCGAGTCCAATATGTACCCATCGCGCATGAGGGAGTTGCGTAGCGCTGATGCTGTTTGATGGGTGTAGCCCGTGAGTATTTCTATCTCACTGTCTGTTAGCCCGAACTCGCGTTCGACTATGAGATCGAATATCCCCTTCCTTCGCGTCCCCGCCTTGAGGACTGCCTTGCTTGCTGCTTCCCGCTGTGTGTCAGTCGGTGTGCTTGTTAAGGGTACATGACTGTCGGTTAATGGTTTGTTTTTTCGCAGTGCTGTGAGTACTGCTGATCGCTCGTCATCTCTTACTGCGTGAATTAAGTCACATTCGCAGCGTGTGTTTGAGAACACGAGTGATCCCATCATGGGACATAAATAGTCATGCAGGTCTAGTTGCTTTACAGTCATCGCAATCACATCTCCAAGTTCGCTCAAATGACTTGACTTCTGGTACGCAGTGTGCGTGGTCGCCCGTTATGCACCACCCGCATTTAGTCGTCATCTTCCTCCTCGCAGTCATCGCACGAGCATCCCTCGTCATGCTGATCATCGAGGTTGCGCATGTAGCGGTCATAGTCGTAGTACTGCTCTTCTGCTCTGCCGAAAGCGCTCATTGCTGTGTCTCCTTGTTAGTGAATAGTTGGCAGTAGTGGCATTGGGTGTTGCGTACGCGGTGCATCCCGCAGTGTGGGCATGTCTCAATCAACTGGAACCTCCTTAAACATGCCGCGCATGGCGGCTCTCTGCTCAGGCTTGATCGCCTGAGGTATGTGGTGGGTGACTTCTCCAGGGACGCAGCGGCAAATCTCGCACTCGCTGGGATGGTAGAGGTCGCCGCATTTGATGTGGCCGTAGTCCCATCCCTTGCGAACTGTCTCTGTCTTAGGTCCGTGCAGGCAGAGATTCTTGAGGTTAGTGACGATGAACCCAGGGTTCGGGTTGCGCTCGTGCAGGTAGCACGCCTTAGCGAGCGCGTCTGTCTCCCAGCCTTTCTCAACAGCCTGCATGACGTACTCGTCGATGTTGAATGGGTTGGGACGAAGGGCCGCAGGCAGCGCCCTCATAAAATTATTTGTATAACTGCTGACAGACATTTTCGATAGCCTCCAACGGCTTTGGTGTTCGTTTCGGACATAGTTCAGGTAGGTAGGCGCGATCAAGAATTTCGCGGGCTTTCAACTTTGTGCCTCAGAGAGCGGTTACCAGCCTGCTCTTGGCCTGAGGTTATCCCTGGGTTATGGGGTCGGTGGTCCCTTCTGCGACCTGCCGCGCCTTTGCCTACCCATGTTCAGGGCCAAAAAGTAATGGCCCCTGCTTGTACGCAGGAGCCACGTTTGATAGATTTTCTCTATCGCAGCCGTTTCCTGCGGTCACGCTTACCGATCAGTGCCAACTGATGCAGTAGGTACAATCTAGGGATTCCCCCCCACTCTGTCAAGAGTGAGGGGGTCTTCCCATTTAGAACGGGGCTTCAGAAGATACTTCAGTTGCCCCGAGCATTGATGCCGCCACGGTCACGCCACCGCCGCCGCTCAATTCGGCAGTGCGTGGGGTCTTAGCGGGATTCCATCGAACGCTGACGCCGATGCTATCAGCATCAATGTAGGTGTCTGTCTGCTTGACGCCTTCCTTGTTGGTCCACTCGCGCTGCTTGAGTTTGCCAACGACGATAACGCTGTCGCCCTTGGTGACTGATTCGAACAGGTGTTCGGCTGGCTTACCAGAAACCATGATGTTGACGAAGCACGGGTCACCATCACCCCAGTTCCCATTAGCGTCACGCACACGGTCCTGTGCCTTGCCACGCAACTTGATCCATGCGTTTCCCTTGTCGCTCAGTCGGAAGTCGGGTTCAGCAACGATCCCGTACTCTCCAGCGATCTGTGACAGTGCCATTAGTCTTCTCCTAAATACCTAGCGGGGTCGCTCTCAACGAGAGCCTTGAGCATTTCTGAATAAGGTTCCAGCCGCATGAGGACGAAAGTATCGTCCACGTTAGGGCCGTTGTTCTTGCTGGTAAGGAACATCACCGTCGGGTGAGGACTTCCTTGACTTCTATCCCTCTCATAGCGCTTGAAGTAGAACGGGAGTTCAGCCCATCCACCTTCTAAGCGCGGTGTTACGCGAACGAAAGAGAAGCCTTTGATACCGATGAATCGCCTGGAGCCACCATCAAACTTGAACATTGGTATGCCTTTGGCAACCATGAACCTAGAGATCAGGCGCTCCCATGTAGGTTCTTTAGGAACCTTCAACGATTCTCCGCATGTAAAGCGTTGCACGGGTTGTTCGTTCTCCTTCTAGCCTGCGCGTCACAACCTCATACTTGCTGGGGTCAATGTACTTGTAGCGACCTTGGCGAATATGCGTGCGTAGTGACTGGTCGAACTCACCAATGAGATGCCATTCACCAGGCTTCTCGTCAAGGAGAGAAAGGACCTTGACCCAATTGACCTTACGCACACGGATACCACTGGACTTAGGTGGTTCAGCGGGTGTTACTGACTCAATTGCCGTACTAGTTGATTCCATGTTTCATCTACTCTCGTTATGGCGGGGTGCTCTTTATGGCGTAGATATTCTTCTAGTTGAGGGTTCTGCTTTAGTTTCTCAATGAGAACTGGTTTTTCACTTATCCAGTGAGCCAGATGGTCGCTCATTTATCTCCTTTCACTACCTATTATAGCCTAGATCAAGGCTTATGTCGAGCATGGTACGATGCTGCACATGACAAGGACACCCTGGAGACTCAACCCAAGCGAGTTAGCACGCATCAAACGCCAGGTCAAAGACCAAGATGGTTGTTGGATGTGGCAAGGAGCAACAACACCCAACGGCTACGGCAAACACAGACGAGGCCCAGGCTTCAGCGACCGCGTAATCCACAGAATCGTCTGGGAACACTACAAGGACCAAGAAGTCCCAGAAGGTATGCAACTAGACCACCTCTGCCGCAATCGCGCCTGCTGTAACCCAGACCACTTCGAAGTTGTTAGCCCAAGCGAGAACACCAAGCGACAAGACCACGCCTTCCGCAACAAGACCCACTGCCCACAAGGACACGAGTACAGCGAAGAAAACACCCGCATCACGCCAGCCAACAAGCGCGTTTGTCGCACATGCGAACGTGATCGTAAGAGAGCACCGAGTTTGGACGTTCCGAGTGCGGAAAAGGAAGGACCCCAGCCGCCCACGGGGGGTTAGACGACTGGGGTCCTCGTGTCCCGTGTTCGCAACAGGCGGGACCACCCTGCTTCCAAATCCTCCCACTAGGGGGGAGGGTTGCGAGGATAGGGGAGAAACCTATGCCTCCTCGCATTCGATATCGCGGAGGTCAAATCCCATAGAACTGAATGACTCCTCGACATCGAACATCTCTTGTGCCATTTCCATCGCGTCCTCAAGAGAGGTTGCGGTCACGCAGAGGGTATCTTCTACGCGGATATCTGCATAGACCCTGATCTGGTACTCACGCTGGCGGCGCGCCCATTGGAGCCAGGAGGCAACGCGATCGTTGATGATGTCAACGGCGTCGTCGTAAATCTCGCACCAGTCGTGCTTGTCTGCCTGCTCGTTGGTGAACGAGTTTACAAAGTCCATGCTGTCAATGGCCTCACGCTTGATGCGAGCGAGAGTCTCTTCCGTGATACGCAGCGACTCGCGCAGGGCCACGATGATCTTCTGGTCGTCAGTCAGTTCGACAACGGGGTCGGCCTTGTCGTCGAGCGCGGTGGGAACGTCGTCAACGATTTCCCACTCGCTTGCGTACCAGCAACTACTATTCCCAGTGCTCTTGTTGACGAAATCGGCATACGCTCGCATACCTCTGCGGTGAACGCCGTCGCTGTACATAAGGTGCTCATCGTTCTCAACTCTCGTGACAGTCACGATCTGGTTTGTGAACTGTCCTCTTGCGTCGAGGTCGCATCCCGTGATGGAGGGGATGTAGAGCGCCTTGATCTTTTGCCCGACAGTTACGGGCGGTGCTGAAATTGCTGTGATAATCACTAGGTTTCTCCCTTGTTTGTGAGGCGGTGTGCCTCGCTGATGAGTACTACTATACGCTATCTCGAGCCTTAAGTCAAACTACTTGTCGTACCAACAATCACGACAAAGACCAAGACGAATCTCAACAGCGTAGAAAAGCCCTACAGAACATTCACGACAGCAAGGAATGTCGTGATAGATCGTCAAACGATCCCTAGATCAGGTGTGCTGATTTGACCGAAAGAGTCAACAACAATCCCCGCTTCAGCACACGCATCCTTGAACGCATCAAGTGCGTCCTCTCCACAATGAGCAGCGATCTCCATGCTGCCCGTGAAGTCAAACCGAAATATCTTCATCACGATCCTCAAGTTGAGCGACAATCTGACAGGTAATGCAGACAGCGAGGTAGTTAGGAATCTGGGCCTCGCACTCAAGGCACTCGTTAGGCAGAGTGCTTGTCGATGAGTTCACGGTCGAACGCCTCCCAGTAGTCGTAGGCAAGGTCGTCGAACACGGATTGCGGGATGCCGAAGCACAGTTCCCGCACTAGCCAGTGACCAAGAGTGTTATCGGGTGTCTCCCGCAGAACGCGGTCGATTGCACTGTCGTAGAACTCATGCAGGTTGTTAGACAGTTCGTAACGATCAGGGCAGTTGTTGACGATTTCTCTGAGCATGAAGTGTGCGCCCTCGTGGTTGTCGAAAACCATAGAGATGTCGCGCTTCCAGCGATCTGTTGCTTCCATTTGGAGCCTCCTTGTTGGTGTTATGAGGTAACTATACCGTTAGTTAGATGCTTAGGTCAAATCCACAGAGGTCACAGACCGTCCTGGAGCGAATGAAGGCGTGCTCGTGCTGGTGTTCATGCGCCCACTCACGCAGGAACCAGAACAAGTTAGTTAGATGAGGAGTTGCGGGTGCGGTCACGACTCCTCCCACACCACAGCACCACTCTCGATCTGCTCAAGAATCGCGCAGCAATCCGCAAGGGCTTCACGCTTGCCATTCATGGACCGCTTGTACTTCTTGCCAGTAATGGGAGCGATGACATTCACGACAGCAGCGTTAGCCCCTCCTTGCGTTAGTTCCATGCGGCCCTCCGTCTTGATGTAGAGAGATAGCGCAGACTTAGCGGTGATGAGGCGTATGCGATGAATGGCTATTGGGCCACTGTGCATTGTTGCGCCATTCTCCTTAAATTCGGAGATGGAGCCGTCAGCGTAGATAACTTCGGTATTCATTTAGTTCTCCACTTCTTCCCACATTGTCTCGATGATCTGAATTTCTCCACTAGAAACGAGGTACTGAAATACGTCCATTGGCCCAGGGGGAAGGTCTTGGTCCTCCATCACAACGTCGTAGTCAGCCTCATCCCTGGTGGATTCCATATGGATGTAACCCTGAACTCGATAGTTAGGCATTAGCGGCCTCCATCGCTGGAGCCAAGGAGAAGCGAGCCCACGTGCCACCATCATTGACGGTAGCGACGAACTGCCCCATCATCGCGTTGAGCATGGTGTCCTGGTTCTCCTGAGTCATGCTGAAGAAGGCCAGCACTAGCGGGTGCGTGTCGTCAAGTTCCCAGACGACGTTCATTGGCTGAATGATTTGCATTAGTAGCCTGCCGTTTCGATAGCACCGACTACAGACATAAGAGCCACGAGTGCGGTGACAGTAGCGATATTGACAACGATCCAGCCGCGCTTGGTTAGACGCATGATGACTCCAATGAGTGAAGGCGAATGTCCATTCCGTGGTCGAGCACCTCGGAGATGAAGTCCCCGAAGTCAGCGTTATCCACCATCGTTGAGTAGTGGTGGTTAAAGTAGATTTCCCAGTAGCCACCAGGAATCTCGTAAGCGTCGAGCATTGGTTTCTCCTTGTTGTTGGTGGTTCTCTTACTTACAGAACTTATTATACCTTACTTCTAGCCTTAAGTAAAGGTAATGTTAGGCTCCCTGTCATACCAGGAGCAGCGACAGTCCTCCAGTTTGTGGAAGTAGTCGCGGCAGTTGTAGCAGTAGTACATGCTCATTCATCCACCGTCACGGAGATGGGCTCGTAGTGAATGCCACCCATTGTCGAGATCAGGCGAGCCTTCACAGTGACAGTCGAGCAGTGCAACTCGATAGAGAACGTGTAAACGTCCCCTTCCTGCGTTAGCGGGCAGTTGTTAGCAAGAATGGTGTCTAAGGCATCGGCAGCGGCGCTCATTAGTACATCCCCATGCTCTCGTAGTCCTCCATCATGGACGCAACGCCGTCGAGGTCGTCACCCATGAGGTCGTACATTGCGCTAGCGACCTGAGCACGGAACTGTGCCTTGGGATCAGCAGAGGGCTTGCACCACCCGTCACCATCAGGGTAGGCGTAAGACAGGGCGCGGCATCCCTTGGATGCGAACTCCGCAACGATCTTGTTATACAGGGGGTCGTACTCAGCCTGGTTAGTAGTGGCAGGCATACGCCCATCACTCTTGCGCAGGTCGATTTCCTCATGCAGCGAGTCCATGTCCCAGGGCTCGGCACAGATTGAGCAGTAGATATCCATCTGGTTTCTCCTTGTTTGGTGGGTGTGTTTCTCACTTACAAGACTTATTATACTCTAGTTCTAGTCTTATGTAAAGGGAGCGGAGGCTATCAAACACGTTAGCCACCCACCCCAAACACCATCATTCTTGTTAGCGGAGGAGTGGCGAGTTCTTCCTGCTTTGCTGGAAAGAAATCTACGGGTAATGGGGTCTGGGGGCTTGCCCCCAGGAAAATGCTTTTGTGGCGCGTATGCGCCGCCTGCTTTTCCCGAGCCGGCTTCAGCCGGCGAGGGTCGCGGGTTCGCCCGAAATGTCCGTTTTGCCCCAATAAGAAAGGGCCGACCCCGAAGGGCCGACCCTTTCCCATTGTCCGTTATGCGGATACCTTCGCCGCGTCCATGATCGCGAGGAGTTCCGTCATCAGGGTATCCACGAGCGACGCCTGCACGGTCGTGAGCGTGAGCGGGTGATCTTCGTCCGTTCCCTCATGCACGCGCTTGACGGCTGCCAGTGCTCCCATGAGGGCTTGATCGAATGTCGGGATTTCGGCCTTCTCATCTGCCGAATTGGATGACGAGCCCGAACGGTTGCCCGCTTGCTGGGGCTTGGGGAGTTCGATGCCCAAGCGGGTGGCGATGCCGTCGACGACGCCACGAGCGGCGACGGGGGTACGGTGGCCGTCTGCGATGATTGCGTCAGTGAGGGCGTCAATCGTCTCAGGGGTGGCGTTCTCCCCCATGCGGGTAGCGACAACCTTGCGAACACCGATGCGGCAGACGTAAGCCGTGCGATCATCTTCCGTGAGCATCCCCTGAACGGTTGCGGCCAATTCGTTGGCGACGGTGTCGGACAGGGTGCGGAGCGTCTGCCACACGAGCGCGGCGGACTTGGCTCCCGTTTCGTAGAGGACCTTGCCACGGTTCCCAGCGGTGCGAGCGGTGCCATTGGTGAGCCCGACATTGGCGGCGGCAGAGTTGACCTGCCATGAGTGTTCGACGATGAGAGTCCGAACGATGAGCGCGATCGCGATCTGTGAGTCGGTTTCCTTGGCTACCTGCGAGCCCAAGGCCTTTTCCAACTGTGCGGGCGTGCTGTTGATGTCGACGCCTGTCATCTTGCGGAATTCTACGGTGCTAATCATGCTTCCTTCTCCTTGTTCGCGAGTCGGGAGACTTTCCCGATCTCGTGCCTCGATTCTCCTCTCATTTCCCCCTTACGTCAAGTCCCTACGTCAACCATTCATAACGATCCGATAACGGACCAATCCCACCGGTGAGAATCACAAAACGGACATATGCGACAAACTAGGACAACCGCTCAGATCGAACGAAAATGAGGCGTCTGGTGTGGTTGGACCTTGGGACATGTTCGGGCCTGTACGGCCTTCCTAGGGCTTCCTGGGGGTCATGTCCGATATGTCCGAATAGCGGGACCCGCTTATCCGACAAAACGGACATATCCCCCCAAACCCCATCAAATCGGACATTTCGGGAGCCGCCTGTACGGTGGCGCGCAGCGCCTCCTCAGAACCCGTAGCCGCACAGCGGCGGAGGGTCGCGGGATCGGACATTCCACCCAAAACGGACATACCTCGCATAGCGGGACATACTGCGCATAGGTGACGAAACGGACATAACGGTACACAACGGGCAAGCCCGACAATCCACGTAAAGCGGACAACAAGGATGTCCAATAGTCCAGCGATCAACTACCCGCGATTTGCTCACTACGCAATGTCCGATTTGCGCGGTACGTCCCCTATACCCCCCTACGTCCCGATATCCCCCTACATGTCCACCAATGACCGAATTGCCCCGTTACGTCCGTTATGTCTGTTGTGACCGTTATGTGAGGAAAATCCTTTGACGGGGGGGCTGCCTAGGCAGGAGGGGGGGTATATACATACTAAGCGGCTGTGTTGATTTGTGTCATAGGGTCATAGGCTCCACAACATAGGTTCTTGTGCTCCACAACATGTTTCTGTATGCTCCACAACATGCGTAATGACTACCGAAGTGGCAAGAAGGTGTTGCATCTTGTTGTGGAGGAGTCTTTGCATTTAGCGGTTAAGTGTGTGGCTGCTGATAAAGGTATGTCTATAACGGAGTTCGTTACATCCATTTTGGAGAGGGAGGTCGGTCATGGTGATGCTGGAACTGGACCCGTTGATTCTGCATGGGTTGGAGAAGAGGGCAGCGTTGTCGGATCACACGGTGGAGGAGATCGCGGAGGCGATTCTTTCGCTGGTGGTGCTGGACGAGGAGTAGATTGGGATGCCCTGCTGTTGGCGGGGAAGCAATCTAAGTTTGGCAAGGTTGATCCGATTGAGGAGATTGCTTAGTGAAGAAGACTGAGGTCAAGCAGTGGCAGGCGTATTTTGATGCCCGTAATGCTGGCTTGGCTGTGGATGCTGCTGCACGTAAAGCCCGCTTGTCTACTTCGACGGCGTACAGGTTTGAGCGTGGAGATCAGGCATCTGGTGGTCTTGAGGCTGCGGAGATTCTCAACGTAACTCTGGTAGCAGGCAACTACGTCAATGCGCCTTTGCCTGAAGAGGCCCGTCGTGCGCTGGAGGATTTCGCGTATTTCCGCCTACGGTACTTTGGGCGTAAATCGACAGCCTGGCAGGAGGAGGCCGCGTACCGCCTGCTGGAACTTTTAGAGACTCCTGACCGTGAGTACGTGGTGATGAATGAGCCTCCTGGCTCTGGAAAGTCCACCCTGTTCACTCACGACATTCCCTGCTGGCTGATCGCTAGGGACAGGACAATCCGTATCCAGATCGGGTCGCGCACGGAACGCCAGGCCAGAATGTACGCAGGCCGTATTAAGAAGTCCCTGGAGCGTGACGCCCCCATGAGGGCCGACGCTGACTCTCTCGCTAGGGGTATTGCTTTCGATGCTGAAGCCTGTATGCAGGATGACTTCGGCGCGTTCAAACCTGAAGGCCGCTCGGAGATGTGGCGCGGAGAATCGTTGGTCGTCCGACAATTGGACGGCGTAGCACTTGACGACAAGGAATCCACCGTTTCCGCGTGGGGCCAGGACTCAGGCTTCCTTGGAGGCCGTTTCGACTTTGTGATCTGGGACGACCTCGTGGATCGGAAGAACGTCAAGACTGAGGATTCCCGCGACAACATTCGGGAATGGTGGGACACGGAGGCAGAAACCCGCGTGGAACCTGGTGGCCTCCTGCTGCTCCAGGGCCAGAGGATCGCCGTCAATGACCTGTACCGCTACTGCCTGGACAAGAGAACCCTTGACGAGCAGCCCAAATATAAGCACATCGTGTACCAGGCCCATGACGAGGAGTTGTGTACTGGTGACCACACGGATGTCCAGCCGTGGCCTGCTGGCTGCCTCCTCGACCCCCACCGCATCCCTTGGAAGATGCTGGAGACAATTCAGCACACCAATCCGCGAACCTACGCCGTCATGTACCAGCAGCAAGACGGCGACACCGTGGGTGGCCTTGTTGATCCCGCCTGGATTATGGGAGGCATGGACGCGGAAGGCTACCCAGCCCCAGGTTGTCTAGACAAGGATCGAGTCATTGGTGAGGTCCCCGCCCATTTGATGAATGGCAATGGCTGGTCTTTCGTCACCGTTGACCCGTCCCCCACTGAGTTCTGGGGAATCATCTGGTGGGTCTACGACCCCGACTCCAACACCCGCTACGCCCTCGACATTGTGAAGCGTCGTCTCAACCCAGAGCAGTTCCTTTCCCTGGACCTCAGCACGTTTGACTGGGACGGGCTTATGGTCGAGTTCACACAGCGTGCCATTGAGGAAGGCGCACCTATCACGCACGTGATCTTCGAGGTCAACGCTGCCCAGAGATGGTTCCTCAGCCAGAAGCATGTGCAGAAGTGGATGGAGATGACGGGCCAAACATTTGTCCCGCACACCACGCACGTAAACAAGGCAGACCCCAAGTACGGTCTTGAATCTATTGGCGATTTGTTCCGTCAGGGATTCATTCGGCTGCCGTGGGGTAATCCGTCGGCGCGTCTGAAGGTCAATAACCTTATAGAGGAAGCCACAAGATATCCTGACCACGATACGACTGACTTGATTATGTCTACATGGTTTGGGAAATTAGCGGTTGAGAACCATTACACTCCTCGTAGGGAAGGTATGTATCAAATGTCAAGACCTGACTGGCTTACTGGTGCAAGACGAGGGATCGCATGAAGACTACTGACGAGATTATTAATCTGTATAAGCAGCGGCTCAAGCAGTACGGCCCCCTGCATCAGAAGATGAAGACTATCCAGTCGATCTACAACGGAACAATGGCAGTCCCCCTGCCTGACCTTGAGCAGTCAGAACTTCCCTCCGTCCCCAACCTGCTGGCTGCTGGTGTAGATCAGATGTCAGGCCGCGTTACCTCAGTAGTACCCAGTATTACTTTTGCTTCCGCCCGTCCAGGAATCCGTGAGTCTGACCGCAACGCGACCTCTTCTGCCCGTGTCGTTCAGGGCTGGTGGCAGAGCGACCGTATGCCGCTGAAGATGAACATGCGTGGCCGTCACCTGATTGCTTATGGCATGTCCCCCTGCATCATGCGTTGGGACCGCAAGGAACACCGCCCCGTGTGGAACACCCGCCACCCGCTTGAGACTTTCCCGTCTACCGATGTCATGCCAGGACAAGTCACCCCCATTGACTGCATCTTTGCTTTCAAGCGCTCCGCCGCGTGGATGCGAGCCAACGGATACAGCGAACAGTTGTTCCGCCTCACCGAACGCTACGACACCCCGCAAGATGCAATCGTCACCCTCCTTGAGTACGTGGACAAGGAATGTACCCACCTGATTGCTGCTGGCTACCGCTCAATGGAATCCGACTACAGCATCAGCGAGATGGAGTCCAGCGGAAACTCCATGCGCGGAATCACCCTTGAGTACGTCCCCAGCGTTACAGAGGAAATCCCCGTCACCATCCCCATGCGAATCACCCTCGATGGGGCTACGGGCCAGTTCGACAACATGATCGGCATGTATTACCAGCAGGCCAAACTCATGGCTTTGGAAGTTATCGCAGTTGAGAAGGGTATCTTTCCCGATACCTATTTGGTGTCACGTAACGGAGAGATTGCTAGGTTCCTTGATGGTCCCCATGATGGACGCACAGGCATGGTCAACATCATCGCTGGCGGCGATATTCGCGAAGTCCAGACCCAGCCTGGATACCTCACTAACCCAACGATTGACCGACTGGAACGAAATCAGCGAGTCACGGCAGGAATTCCTGCTGAGTTCGGTGGAGAGTCGGGCAGCAACATCCGTACAGGGCGACGCGGAGATGCGGTCCTATCGGCAGTTATTGACTACCCCGTAGCAGAAGCACAGCATACGTTTGCTTACTCCCTGGAGGAAGAGAACGAAATTGCTATTGCTATGGCTAAGGCTTACGACGGCGATAACAAGCGCACTCTGTTTGTTGGAACTGGAAACTCAGCCCGTCCCGTCACATATGTCGCCAACAAGACATTTGAAACAGACGAGCACATCGTGTCGTACCCCGCTAGCGGCTCCGACTTGAACTCTCTGATCGTCGGCATTGGGCAGCGGATCGGCTTGGGAATCATGTCTAAGCAAACTGCTGCCACCCTTGATCCATATATTGATAACCCCGAACAGGAGCATGACCAGATTATCTCAGAAGGGCTTGAGCAGGCGCTTGTTGCGTCAATTCAGCAGCAGGCGTCGAGCGGTCAGATTCCTCCGCTTGTGCTAAGTAAAATTATGTATCTTGTTAAGAACGACAAGATGGAAATTGCTGACGCGCTCAACAAGGTCACTGAGGATGCAATGAAGGAACAGCAGAAGCAGCCTGCCGAACCTGGCACGGAAATGTCTGTGGATCAGGCAATGGCTGGCCCTGCTATGCAAGCGATGACTGGTGAGCCAGGTCAGGCTTCTATCCAGGGTCCAAACCAGTCTCAACAAAATTTGATGGGTCTTTTGTCTACTTTGCGTAGGCCGCAGAGTGCGATGGGTGGTGTCTGATGCCTCGTGGTGGTAAGCGTGAAGGTACTCCTGGCAAGGGGTATGGCAACCGTACTGATATGGGACAGAACTACAACATGCAAGGTGGAAAGAGTCCAGCAGCGGGTGGTATTCAGGCTTCCAAGGATCAGAACCCGATTCTTTCTACGTACCCTGAAGACACGCCTATGCTGCTTGATCCCACGCAGCGTCCGTCTGAGCCGCTTACTGCTGGCTTGTCAACGGGTGCGGGTCCTGGTCCTGAGATTCTTGACCCTCGCGTGGACGAGACTCGTGCGCTTAAGCGTTACCTACCGCTGATTGAGCCGTTGCTCAGTCTGCCTACTACCCCTGAGTCTGTTGTGTCACTGGTTAAGTACATTAAGGGAGCCTAGTGTTCATAGATAATCTTGCGGCATTTACTGATGCGCTTGGCGTAGAGAACGCTCCTAGCGTTATTCACCTGGCAATGGTCCCGTGGCCTGATACGGATACGCGCAACGATTTTATTCTTAAACTGACTGGTCAAGACGTTAGGTATTCAGATGGGGTCTGAGGATTTCAACAAGGTTTGGAAGATTTCAGACTACGGAAATCTTGATGCACTTGCGGGTAAGACCTCTGTAGTTTCTTCTGGCCAGAGTCTTCTTGGTACGGGTCTTACTACTGGCATCTCTACGGTTAATAAGCCTGGAAACATTAAGCCCACTACCTCTGTCCAGTCTGCCGCACAGAACCTTCTTAACGATCCTACGGCGTTTGTTGCTGAGGAGAAGGCCGCTCTTGAGAAGGAAGATCCTTCTCTGCTTGATCGTGGCAAATCCATGCTTAGCAGCATCTTTAATACTGATGATGAGGCTGACCTAAAGATTGGTCCCGTTCCTTTGGGCGGGGTTGAGTCTGTTTGGGATGGGATGCTCCGCGCTTTTAACTGGGGCTATGACCGTCTTGGCCGTCTTGAGGCAGCGGCTATCTCTGCTGCCCCTGGCGGTATTCAGACTCTTACCTGGGATCAGACTGAAGATGTCTCTCCTGGTCAAGCCTTTGTTGCGTCGATGGGTGTCTCCGCTGGAAAGTTGAAGCGCGGAGAGGGCAACATTGGAGATGTCCTTTCTACTGGTCCCCTTGGAATTTTCGGAAGTATGCTTTCTCCCGATTCTGCATTGCAGAAAAAGGACTATGACATCACTACGGCTGAGGGTCAGGCCGTATTTGATTCTGGACCCGAAAAGTTTTTTAGCGGTTTAAGTGATGCTGCTATCAGTATTTTTGCTGATCCACTAATTGTCGCTGGTAAGGCAACAAAACTTGCTCGCCTTAAGTACGTGGACCGTTCTGTCGAGGCTAACAAGCAAGCGATTTTAGATGAACTTGCTGCTGGGCGAGAACTCTCTATTGCTGGCAACACAAAGGACATGGCCCCTACCGCCCGATTCCTACACGACGCTATTACCCCAGATTCGTCTGGCCTGCGTATGGCTGAGCGAGAGATCGCTGAGCGTGATGAGGTTAGATTCTCTGGAGATGCCTACGGTATTTCTAGTGCTCTTGCAACGGTACGTAATGGCGACTACATCACGGGCGAACTTGTAATGCGTGCAGGTTTTGGAGATGCAACAGCATTTTCGGCTCTCGCCCAGCGTAGCGCTATCGCGGCTGATGCTCTGGCTACTGCAAAGCGAACTAACCTTGAGATGCAGATTGCGCAAGACCCAAACCTGTATGCAAGTTCGGTGCACAAGTATTCGCTTCGCTCTGATAAGGCGTTCCAGATTCTTCAAGATGCTAAGAAGTCTGGTGCGTCTCCTCAAATTCTTAAGGCCGCTGAGAAAGAATTTGATGATTCGGTAGATGCTCTGCTGGCTATTGAGCGGGGCGTTTCTCTTGACCCAATGGCGTTACCTACCCAAGAAGCAATGGCTTGGATGAGCGCTGTAGTCAAAGAAGCCTCTATCGACAACCAGTATTTTGCTCGCGCCATGAACGACACAATCTTTGGTTCGTTCGTTCAGGCAGACCGTGGGTTTGCTTCTGACACTCTTATCGGTAAGGCCGTGTCTGCCCGTCGCGCTAAGCGTGCGCGTAATCGGTATGAGCGTAAGAGCACTTCTGGCCAGGGAGTGTTCGCTCAGGATTTCTTTGGAGCATCAAAGTTCCGTCGCACTATCCGACTTCTCGCTCGCACCTCTGACGAAACGCCTGCTTACTACGTCGCTTACAGCGGTGCTGGCGCGGTTGACCAAGGTCGAGAAATGGGTGCTTTCTTTGACAGCCTCTCTATGTATGGCGGTCAGGCCAGAGAGTTTGTAAATCCTAAAACTGGCCAGGTCGAATCTATCGGTGGTATCAACCGTAAGAATGAATTGTTCTCAGAATACACGGCCTCCCTCGCCCGTAACGACGATACGTCTGCCGCTGTAGAAATCTTGCAGAACAAGGTAAAAGACGACATGGTGAGGTACTACGGTGTTGACCAAAATGTTGTTGACCACCTTTACGACACAGCGTTTAAAAAGCAGAAGGCTCTTGAAAAAGATATTAGAGAGAGCGAGCACGGGTACTTCACTGAGGACAATAAGGTCCTTAACGTAGCCCCGTTCCTTAAGTCACAGTTGTCGCAAGGAACGTACCTCCTCCCATTTGACTACTTGGAGAAGGTATTCATTAACGTTGCTAAGGGGAAAATCAAGGACCCCGCCGCTGGCTCTATCCTTACCCCTAGTCAGTGGACTGCGGAGAAGGCTCTTAACGCTAATAGAATTTTCCAAGATTTCTGGCGACCCGCAGTTCTCTTCCGTCTTGGCTACCCGCAGCGTAACGTTGCTGAGGGTTTGTTCCGCTCTATGGCGTTCAACGAAAGTTTTGCCCCTCTTGCGTGGGCTGCTAAGGGCGCACTCTATGGTGCAGAAAACTTCCGTCGCGCTCAGAAGGCTACTAAGAAAATCAAGAAGGCCGAAAAGTCTCTTGAAAATGTTTATAGCGTTGACCGTACTACGTTTGATAATTTGGTTGCGGAACAAGGGGCTTTGCAAGAAGGACAGCAGGCTCTTAATCGCGCTAAGTCACAGATGCAAGATGCTGAACTTATCTACGCTCGCGACACTACCGCGCCTAAGCCTGAGTTCCTTGAATCGCCTGTTGGCTACACGACTGCTGATGAGAAGTTCCAGGTTGCCCGTGTCCAGCAGAAAGCCAAAGGTCCTGCGACTTTCACTAAGCAGGATGGTAAGTACGTTTCTGATTCTGGAACTATCGAGAAGATCGGTTCTCGCTGGGTGGCTACTGCGGCTGACGGCAGCGAGATTGGCCAGTTCAAGACTCTTACTGACGCTAAGGCCAACTTCCTGGTTGACACAGACCAGTTTGTGACTAAGTGGCGTGTAAACGAAATGTCTGCCACGCCTGGTAATTTTGTTGCTGGAACTAAGTTGTTTGATTCTGCTGAGGAAGCGCAAGCCGCTCTGGAACAGTCCATTGAGAGAGCGTTCAAGTCAGAGCAAGCGCGGTCTAGCAACCCCCAATTGGTTGAAATTGCTAGAGGTGCTACTGAAGCCAAGGCTCGGACCCCTAAGTCTTTTACCGATCCCGTTACGGGCAAGGTCTACAAGAACGCCGCAGAGATTGACGCGGAGTTAGCGACCATTAAGTCTCGCCTTGGAACTATAAACAAGGACATTGAGAAGTTTGGCGGTCGCCCCATTCCCCCTGCTCTTAATAGTACTAAGTTGCAGAAATGGCGCGATAAGCAAATTGCAGCCCTTGAAGGTCAGATCAGGGCAGAGAAAGAATTTCTTGATGACGTTAAGGCAAGCCTTGGCCCCAAGGTATCTGTAGACGAGCAGGCCCATATTGACTTCCTAGAAAACGTCATGCAGTCGAACAAGACAAAGATGATTGCCCTTGAGCGGGACGATTCATTTGCTCTTACAGAGTTTGCTAATCAGGCTGGCTCAAGAAGGATTGCAGATAACGGAAGCCGCGTCGTTGTGGGTGGCGTTGTCCTTAATAGTGCATTTAGCAACCCACGCTACCGCGATATCGCGCACCTCAACATGTCGTCTGACAACACTGTTAAAGCAACTTTGTCGGCTCGTTTGCAACTATCTGAATCCATCATTTATCGGAAGAAGATTGAGAACTATGTGGATGTGTCTCCCGATCAGGGAGATAGGTACTGGGCTGGCATGGAGTCAATGCTTCGTCAGTATGCGCAAGACCCGATGGGAAAGATGATTGTTCGCGGTTCTTCGGATGAGCAGATTGCTCTTTGGCTTCTCCGTGACCCTGAGGGCCAGAAGGTGCGTGACAGCCTTGACGCGGCTTGGGAAGCGTCAAAGGAAGGGGCGGGTGCTGGTCCACGTATCGGTGACAACATTGATAGCGCGTCTGACTTTGTTAAAGAAGTCCGTTTGGGCCTTGAGACTATTACTGCTGGTAATAGGAGCGTGTGGAAGATTCTTGAAAGTCGCGCTCCTAAGGCAGACGAACTTAAGAAAATTCTTACGGGTGACCCGCGCCTAGCAAACGTAGTTGGCTATAAGGATGTTGTTAACGGCTTTAAAACCACTATGGATTCGTATCGGACCATTACTCAAAAGGCTTTTCAGTTTATTGGAACAATGCCTGAAGACGCTCTTGTGCGAGCGCCTTTCTACTCTGCTCGCTATGTAGCGACTAGGGATGAACTGATAAACATCGTAAATAAGCAGTTTGACAAGGAAACTGAGATTCCAATCAGGGTCCTTGACGCTATTGAGAAGCAGGCTCACCGTCGCGCTTTGAAGGACACCAAAGACTTCCTGTACACGATTGACCGCCGTACCAACCTTGGTAAGTATGGTGAGTTGATTACCCCGTTTATTTCGGCTACACAGAACTCTGTAACCTCTGTGGGCCGTCTTGTGCGCCGTGACCCTGCCCTGCCTGGAATGCTGCTGCTCCTCTGGTCTGCGCCCTCAAAGGTAGGCTGGGAGGACAAAAACGGAAACCTCATTATCCCGCTGCCTCACGATCTAATCCCTGACGGTGTTGAGGATTTCTTCGGTATCGCTGGCATGAAAAACATGACCATCAATAAGGCTTCGCTGAACGTTATCTTCCCTGAGTCTGGCTTTGCTTTTGTCCCTCGCCCTGCCCCTCTTGCTCAAGTTGCAGCGAGTGAGATTATGAAGAAGGGACTGTTTGGGGTTGGGGTTGAGGCTCCTTCTCTGATGGTCAATATCCTTGGCAAGAAGGACGCTGAGGCTCTATGGGGCGGGATGAAGAAGTACACCTTTGGTGAAGAGTCTTCTATCTCTACTGAGGCTTGGTCTTATGACAAGGTAACTCCTCCTGTATTTAACAAGTTTATCCAGTACATGCAGAAGGACGGATCAAAGCAGTACGGCTACCAGTACGGCCTTCAGGCACGCACCCAGGACCTTCTCTGGCGTGCGGGTGAGCGAGAAGAGCCTGCTACCGCTGCTGAGATCACTAGCCGCACTAACGGCATGTTCCTGCTTCGCATGTTGGGCAACATGTTTGCTTTCACCCCGCCCAACTATGATTCTCCGCTTGCCCCTCTGATGGACATTCAGAAGACATACGACCAGGTTTATGGCCTTGAGGGGCCGATGAAGTTCTCACAGACTTTCGGTAACGAGATGCTGGCGCTGGCTGACACGGCCACGACGGAGAATGTCGGTGGCACGACTATCAACACGGACACCGTTCGGAACATTAAGAACAATGCTGATCTAATTCGGAATCTGACTCCGACTCTTGGCGATGACTTAGATGTTCTTGGAATCCTGGTCAATGGCGACCCCAAGGAAAGCGCCTACGACGTTAACGCTTACCAGTGGCTTACTAACGAGAACATCCCTGGCACTAGCCGTAGGTGGCGGGAGATCAATACGGGCGCTGAGTCAATGGCTGAAACCCAGCGTCAGGCTGGCTGGGTTGAGTACATCAAGTTTAAGGGTCAGATTGATGCCCTCCTTCAGCAGCGTGGCTTGAAGTCTTACCGCGTTAAGGGCGCTGAGGACTTGAATCAGTACCGCAAGGAGTTCATCGACAACATGCTTAGTAACCCGCTGTACGCAGGTTGGGCTGTTGACTACCAGAGCACGGGCTCTAGCAAGACTTACTCCGCTGTAAACACGATTACTCAAGCGTTGCGTAACGAGAAGTTTATGTCCGATAAGGCGGATAATAAGACTTGGCAGTTTGCGGCTGACTACATCGAGGTTCGTAATCGTTTGATTCAGATGGTTAAGGAGTCTGGTGTTTCTCTAGAGAATGACGCCAATGCTGCTCTCAAGGAAGAGTGGGATGGGTTTAGGCAGGATCTAATCTCTAGGGATATTGGTTGGGCTGGTATCGCTAACAGGTACTTGAACGGCGATGACACCCCTGTTGAAATTGGTACAACCTTCAACGATATTGGAGCAACAAATGGTTAACGGAAGACTTACTAGCCCTCTCGCACAGCGGTGGGGTATTGGGGCTACTGTTGGTGCTCCTGCTGGGCAAATGTATATTGGGCAGGATTACAGCGGTACGTACACAGGTGGTACACCTACCGCTGGTTATGGCAGCAGCAAGTTTGTTGATGTAAGCAAAGCATCACAGGCTTGGGCCGCTCTTAGCCCTACAGCGCAGCAGAAGATTTATAACGACGCTATTGCTGTCTATGGGCATGAGAAGGTTCCTACCCTAAATCTGCCGTCTTTCTATGCCGATACCGTGAACTATGCGTATCAGGTGCAGCAGAGCACTGGCCTGAAAGTTACCCCGTTGGACTACTGGGATTACTACAAGCAGTCTGGTGGTCCTGGCCTGAACGCTTACGGCGGTGGCGGCAAGGGTGGCAGTGGCGGTCCTAAGACCACAACTAGCACTAGCGAGACAGTAAATCTTACTGACCCCGATACGGCTCGTGGCCTTATCGAGAGTGCTATTGGTAGCGAGTTGGGTCGCCGTCCTACGGAGCAGGAGTACGCCAACTTTATGAACGTGCTTACTGCACGTGCTGAGGCGAGTCCTTCCGTGAGCAAGACGACCACTACGTCTGGTACTGGATTTAGTACCAGTAAAGGCAAGACCCAGGGTGGGTTTAACGCTCAGCAGATTGCTAAGGAATATGCTGGGGCTCAAGAGGGCGCGGCTGAGACAGCGGCGGCTACTACTGGGTTTGATGCGTTTATCAGTTTGATTGGTGGTTGATCGTGTCTTCTGTTACCCCTATGGCTCCTGCCAAGAAGAAGGCTGCCGCTAAGAAGAAGGCTGCTACTGCTCCTCTTACGCCTGACACTTTTGATCCTGGTGTTCTTGGTGAGGACTATGCGTTTGTCGCGGAACTGATTAACGCTAATCCTGAGATTCAAAGCATCTACAAGGAGGCTACCGATAACGGTTGGTTTGATACTCCCGCTGGAGTGTCGCGCTTTAAGCAGCGCATCCAGGGTTCCAACTGGTATCAGAGCAACAATAAGTATGCGCGTAAGGCGTGGACCGCCTACCAGTTGTCCAAGCAGGGGACTGGGTCCGACTACCAGTTGATGCTGGAAAACGCCCGTATTGCTATTAAGCAGAAGGCTACGGAAATGGGCGCAAGGCCCAGCCCTGAGCGCTTGAAGCAACTGGAAACCCAATACATCTATGGCGGCTGGGGAGATGCGGGGCGTTCTGCTCTTCTCGATGAGGCTCTTTCCCAGGATATTGGCGAGCAGGAGAGCGTCGGTATCGCAGGTGGCACTTCGATGCGAGGAGCCTCTGGCAATCTTGCAGATAGCCTCCGCCGTATGGCCACGGAGAATGGGCTGAACTACTCTGATTCTTTCTATGAATCTGCCGCTAGGTCTGTTGCTAGGAATCTTTCCACTGCTGATGACTGGGCCAGAGATATTCAGGAACAGGCAGCGACTCTATGGCCTGTATACGCTGACAAGATTCGCGCTGGCATGACCGCCAAGGAGTTGGCTTCTCCCTACGCCCAGATTTGGGCGCAGACGTTTGACCAAGACATTTCCCAGGTCGATATCAACAATGCCGACATTCGCAAGGCTCTAGGTGGCTTTGATGATGGTGGCAATCCGACAGCGATGAATCTTTGGGATTTCCAGAAGATGCTGAAGGAGAAGCCTGAGTGGATGAAGACTAAGCAGGCTACCGATCAGGTGTCTGGTATTGCCAACAACGTTCTTAAGATTTTCGGAATTAGGAGTTAACTGTGACTGTTGAAAATCCATTTGGTCTTACTGGACTTGTTGGCCAGTCCATCAACCTACCCGAAACTCCTGCTAGTCCTGTTGGTACTGGGGCTACTGGCGGTACGTATAACTTTGATGAGGACCCTGAGACTAAGCGCCTACGGTTGCAGCAAGAGTTTGAGAAGAATCAGTTAGCGGCGCAACTTAAGGCTCAGCAGGATTGGGACGCGGCTCAGAAGAGGCGTGAGCAGGATCAGGCTATCTCTTCTATCCAGGCAATCTTTAAGACATACGGGCTTGACTCCCTGTATGACACGATTGTCGACTATGCCCGTAAGGATTACTCAGCAGATACCATCGCAATTATGCTGCGGGAGACTCCTCAGTACAAGGCTCGTTTCCCCGCTATGGCTTCTCTGTCCTCAAAGAACCGTGCAATCAGTGAGGGCCAGTACATCGAGTTTGAAACCCTCGCCGCTGGTCTTGAGCGCCGTAACGGGTTCCCGCCTGGGATGCTAACGGGAAACGTTACTAAGTTGCTGGAGAACGAAGTCTCAATTGACGAGTTGAACAACCGCGTTACCTTGGCTACGGCAGCGTCTATCCAGGCTCCCCAGGACCTCAAGGACACTCTCTCCCAGTATTACAACGTGGGGGCTGGTGGCCTTGCCGCTTACTTCCTCGATCCCTCTGTCGCTACGCCCCTGCTTGAGAAGCAGTACGCAAGCGCCCAGATCGGTGCAGAGGCAGCACGCCAGAACATCGGTATTGATGTCGGCATAGCCCAGAACCTACAGGAACTTGGCGTGACTCAGGTCCAGGCCCAGGAAGGGTTCGGTCGGGTAGCGGGGCAGTCCTCATTCCTTGGTGGTGCGGGAGATGTCGTAGACCAGAACACACTCATTCAGGGCAACCTCGCTGGTAATGCCGCCGCCATTAAGGATATCGAGAGAGTGGCGGGTTCGCGTAGGGGTCGTTTTGAGGGTGGTGGCTCGTTTGAGGCTGATAAGTCTGGGAATATCGGCTTGAAGTCTGCTGCGACACGCTGACGATAGTTGCGTTTCTAGCGTTTGGTTGTAGTCTGTGGTTAGTGGATTGGCCCTTCCGCAAGGTAGGTGCGCTAATCACTGGTTCCAGGGTGAGATTTGGTCCCTCATTTCTGAGTATTACGGACTAATCGCTATTACGTGTCTTCTCCAATGGGAGACATGGCTTCAAAAACAAACCTCCAGGTACATCTCCCGTGTATCTGTGTCCAGGAAAGGGACGAGCAATGACTGACAACTACATCGAAGACGATTTTGACTCTGACGAGACTGACGGGCAGGAAGTTGAAGAGGCTCCTCGTGGCCTACGGCGTGCTGCTAATAAGTCGAAGAAGTTGGAGCAGGAACTCGCTAATGCTAGGCGTGAACTTGCGTTCACTAAGGCTGGGATTAATCCCGATGACCCGCGAATGAAGTACTTTGTCAAGGGTTATGACGGTGATTTCACGGCTGACGCGGTTCGACAGGCTGCGGTTGAGGCTGGGTTTCTTGCTTCTAATGAGCCAAATCAGCAGGCTCAGGCAAACATGGCTTCTCAGGAGCGTGTGATGCAGGCTTCTGCTGGTGCGATTATTCCTGACAATGGTCAGGATGCTGCTTTGGCTCAGTTGGCTTCTGCGATGGAGGAAGGCGGTCTTGAGGCGATGTTAGACGTTGCTCGACAGTACGGAATCCCCATTTCTAACGAACAGTAAAGGAACAAAAAATGCCTGCTGGTACTGGCACTCCTGGTGCTAATCAGAATGGTCCCGCAACGGCTCCGATGTACTCACCTGGTGAGATCGTTACCGCTGCTGGCCCGCTTTCTATCAATGCCCCCGCCCCGATTGTCGATATCACCCTTGGTTCGCAGTTTGTTACCAAGGCATACGACCTGGCGGTCTACCCGTCGCTGCGTCCCGAACTTATTTTCGATCAGTTCGCAACGGTTCGCGCAACCAACACCACCCATCGTGGCGGTTCGGTTCGCTTCTCCTTCGTCGATGACATCACTGAGCAGACCACTCCGCTCCTTGAGAACCTTGACGTTGACTCCGTGACCCTCACCTCCAAGGCACTCACCGTGACCATGCGTGAGTACGGCACGGCAGTCACCAACACCGCCCTAATCCGTGGCACGAGCATGATCTCGCTCGATCCGCTGATCGCAGAGCGCGTGGGCTACAACGCAGGCCTGTCAATTGACACCCTGTGCCGTACCGCCCTCGATCAGACCAGCATCACCTACGATGACGGCTCAACCGCCACCATCGGCTCCATTGGCGCAACCTCGTCCCCGCTTTCGGGTGCGATCCTTCGCCAGGGTGTTGCTCTTCTGCGTGCAGCGAATGTCCGTCCCCTCCGTGGTGGCAACTACGTTGCTGTCATTAGCCCGTACCAGGCTCAGCAACTCATGTCGGAGACTACCGACACGGGCTTCCGCTGGATGGTCGGCTACTCGGGTGGCACTTCTGCCGCTGGCAACAGCGTGTTCATGGGTGAGGTTGGAACCTACGAAGGCGTGCGCCTCGTGGTCAACAACCACCTCACGAACCAGGGCCAGGGCTACCTGATGGGTGCTGAGGCACTCGCCAAGGCGTTCTCGACCGCTCCTGGCTTCGGCGCTAACCCGAAGACGGTCGTTTCGCCCGTGGTCGATAAGTTGCGTCGTTTCGCATCGGTCGGCTGGTACCACCTCGTTGGGTACTCGATCTTCCGTGCAGAGGCTCTGCTCCAGATCAAGACCCAGGCAACGCTGGTCTAAATAGTTGGTGTGGCCCTCTCCCTCCCTTACGGGGGAGGGGGCCATACTTATATCTACAGACTTCAGAAAGAGGAACAAATGGCCAGAGTTGTTTCCCAGTCAAATACTGAGTGGGTTAAAAAGGGTACTGTCGTTAATGGCAAGGCAGTCTCTAAGGGATACCTTGCGCAGAAGGGTAAGCCTGCCAAGAAGGTCACTGCTCGCGTACAAATGGAGCAGCAGACTGGCGGTGTCGCTAGAGGTGATACTCAGATGTATGCCAAGGGTCGCCGTAAGACGGAGATGATGGGTTCGGTTTCTAGTAAGAAGAAGCCCGTCGGTAATGGTGGCGGAAACGGCGGCGGTAATGGTACTGGAAACGGTTCCCGTAATGGTGCTGGCGCTCAGCCGTTAACCCCTAGCCAGAGAAAAGCAGCGGTCACTAAGGCTGCTAATTCGAGTGTTGGTAGGGCTAGTGCCGCTGAGTTAGCAAGGCGTAAGGCAGCGGGGATGCCTGCTTTGTCATACCGAAAGCCTGGAGCGGCTACATCTCCTACTTCGTCTAGCGGCGCTGGTTCTGGTGGACGCGGCGCTGGTTCTGGTGGACGCGGTGCTGGACCTGGCTCTATTGGGCCTGGTGGTACGCCGCTTCAGCAGAAAATTCGTAATGCTGAGTCTGTTATTGCAAGCCAGAGAGCGGCTCTTGAGAGGCAGCGGAAGAGGGCGAACCAAACCGCTGCGCAGAAGCAGCAGGCTGATCGTGATGCCGCTACTTTGAAGAATCTTGAAAAGACTCTTAGTGACCTTAAGAATCAGGCCAGAGGCTAAGTAGTGAACGGCTTAGGCCAGTTCGTTACTAAGTCATATGACAAAACCCCTGTAAAGCAAAGGAAAGAAAAAATGGCTACTGGTAAGGGTGGCGCTGGCCCGTACGCGGGTTACAAGAAGAACTACAGCCCTATTAAGTCTTCTAAGGGCACTAAGGCTGAGAAGGTAGTGGGCAAGGTTCTTGCTGCTGCTGGTGGTGGTGTGAAGCCGCAGAAGGTCAAGGTGGCTGGTAGGACGATGACGACTAAGCCTGTCGAGTCTGGACTTGGCGTTGTCGGCGCTATGGCTAAGGCTGTCGCCCGTACTGCTGCTCGTAATGCTGGTAAGAGCGTTAAGGGTCCTTCTCCTGCACGGGTTAAGGCCATTCGCAAAGATCGTTCAGAGGCAGTTAGTAATTTCCGTGAGTGGGAAATGGGTGGACGGGATATCCCAATTTCTAACCGTACTCTCAAGAGAGAAGCCAAAGAGGATTTAGGCCGTGGAGCAGGTGGCACGTTACGTGATTCTGGTGTCGCAAAGCGTTTGGCGGCGAGGAAGGCTCGTAGCGATAGAGCAGGCAAGGAGATTGCTCGCGCTGGAGAACTTATGGGCGCTTCCGTGCGCGGCAAAGGAACGATGTCTGACGTTGTTCGTAAAATTAGTGCTGAGTCTCGTACAAATTCTGCTCGAAATACAAAAGTTCCTGTTAAGGGACGCACCTCTCCGACTAAGGGAAAGAAGTAGTTATGTGTATGTCATGTGGATGCTCCACTCCGAACGATAAGAAGTCTGGCGCTATGGACTGTGGCAACAATGGTGGTTCCGCTAAGAACGGCATCATCGTTCCCGCTAGTGACACGAAGCCTGGTGGTTATGACGGGAACAACGGTTACTAGTGGCTACTCCTGCGTGGCAGAGGAAAGCGGGTAAGAACCCTAAAGGGGGTCTTAACGCTAAGGGTCGTGCGTCGGCTAAGAAGCAGGGGATGAATCTTAAGCCCCCTGTTAAGAAGGCTGAGGCTAAGAAGTCCCCTAAATCCGCTGCCCGTAGGAAGTCTTTTTGTGCCCGTATGGAGGGTATGAAGCGGGTTAATACTTCCGCTAAGACTGCTAAGGACCCGAACTCCCGTATCAATAAGTCGCTGAGAGCGTGGGATTGCTGATGAAAAAGAAGGTTGCTTTTTGGGATAAGCCAAGCCCGAAGAAGAAGTCAACTCCGTTGTCGCCTAAGCAGAAGTCTGCGGCTAAGGCTCGTGCTAAGGCAGCAGGTCGTCCTTACCCGAATCTGATTGATAACGCTGCTGCTAAGCGGGGCAAGAAGTGACTATTCAACAGCAGTTGTTGGGCCGTGGAACGTATGGCCCGAACATGCTTTTTGGTCCTGATATTTCTCCGCTGTGGCAGTTCTTTCAGGGTCCTCCTGCCCAGAATTCTATTTTGATTTACAATAATGGTGATGTTGTGGAGCAGGCTACGTTTGAGAACAGTGCAATCCAGGATGAGGATGTTCACACTTACATTCTTGGTGGTACTGATTTCCGTACCGATATTGGTACGTTTGAGTACGACGCGCTGACGGCAGCGGGTTATACGTGGCGTAATGTCTATACAGATAACGTGTACCCTGAAACTTACGATTCACCGTACAACTAGGAGTTATTGATGCCTACCTTAACGCTACCTACGCCCAATAAAACTCCTGGCGACGGCACTCCCGCTGGTGACACTAACCTCATTATTGAGGCAATTTCTACCGTTAACTCTGCTGTCAACAATATTGCTGCTGGTCCGACTGGCCCCACGGGTGGCACTGGCCCAACTGGTCCGACTGGTCCCCAAGGGCAGGCGTCTACGGTTACGGGTCCTACTGGCGCTAAGGGTGACGCTGGCGTAACGGGTCCAACTGGTTCTCAGGGTCCCCAGGGTAATCAGGGTATTCAGGGTCCGACTGGGCCTACTGGTGCTACGGGTCCTCAGGGGCAGGCCGCTAGTGCTGGTGCTACGGGTCCGACGGGTCCGACTGGTCCTACGGGTGCAACTGGCGCTCCTTCTAGTGTGACTGGCCCTACGGGTGCTACGGGTCCTCAGGGTGACGCTGGTCCTACGGGTCCCGTGTCTACTGTTCCTGGCCCTACGGGTCCGACAGGCGCTCCTGGCTATGTTGGGCAGGACGGCGCGACTGGACCAACTGGACCGACTGGTCCAACGGGAGCCGACGGTGCTACTGGACCTCAGGGCGCGATTGGGCCGACTGGTCCGTCTGGCGCCGACTCGACTGTTGCTGGACCTACAGGCCCGACTGGTGCCGCTGGCGCTGACGGCCCGACTGGACCCACGGGACCAACTGGACCTACGGGTGCTGCCTCTACCGTGACTGGCCCTACTGGAGCAACTGGACCAACTGGTCCCGCTGGTCTTGCTGCTGCTGATCCGATTGTTGTTTCGCTGATGCTTGGAGGAATGTAATGCCTACTGTTTATAAGCGCCTTGGTGCTGCGGCTGGTAACGGTGTGATTGGTACGGCTGCCAACATCTATACCTGCCCGTCTGCAACGGCAGCAGTCGTATCAACTGTCAACGTGTGTAACACTTCTTCAACGGCAGCGACGTTCAGTATCGGTATCTCTACCGCGTCTGCCACTTACCAGGCTGCTGGCTACCTGTTCTACCAGGTAAGCCTCGCTGGTAACGACTCGTTCACGGCCACTATCGGAGCAACCCTGGATGCCACTAACTGTTTCCTGGTCGCTTCGTCTTCTGCTTCCACTGTTTCGTTCTCTGTGTTTGGAAGCGAGATTTCCTAATGACCCTTTCGACTGCTAGCGGTAAGCGCCTTCAGGCTGGTTCGGCTGCTGCGGTGTCGGGTGGCACATTCACTTCTTACACCTCGGGCGGTAACACGTACAACGTGTATACGTTTACCGCGTCAGGCACTCTAAACGTTGCTGCTGCTGGCCTTGTAGATGTGCTGGTTGTTGGTGGTGGCGGCTCTACATATACGAGTGGTGCATCTTTCTATTCTGGTGGCGGCGCTGGCGGAATGTTGGAATCCAATTCTATATATTTTCCTGCTGGTTCATACACGGTAACAGTGGGTGCTGGAGGATCAGGACAGTCAGGCGATGGAGTTGATTCTTCAATTTCGACAGTAGGACTCACTGGCATAGGAGGCGGTGGAGGTTCTTCTGTAGGTTCTGGCCTTGTTGGTCGGCGTGGTGGTTCTGGTTCTGGCGGTGACACTGGTGCTGGGCTTGGTGTGCCAGGTCAAGGTAATCGTGGATCTGGAACTATTGGCACTGGAAACTTCTTTGCTGGTGGTGGCGCTGGTACTGCTGCGAGTGGTTCTACCCCTGGCGACGGTCGGGCATCAACAATTACTGGATCAAGTATTACTTACGCAAAAGGCGGCGCTTCATCTTCTGGCACAACACCTAATACCGTTAACAGCGGTAATGGTGGCGGAGGTCAGTCTGCTGGTAATAGCGGTATTGTCATTGTTCGTACTCTTGCTTCTACCGCACGTTCCCCGCTGTCGGTGGTTGCTTCTGGCGGCACGCTAACTACGTTTACTGGTAACGGGTCTATTGGTTTGAGTGGTGCTGGGTACAACGTTCACACGTTCACTTCGTCATCCACGTTTACCGTTACTAACGGTGGCTTTGTTGACTGCCTTCTAGTCGGCGGTGGCGGCGGCGGTGGCGCTTCTCTATCGGGTTTGAGTTACGGCGGAGGTGGCGGCGCAGGTGCGCTTGTTTCCACCAGTGCTTATCTTAATCCGGGGACTTATACCGTTTCCATTGGTGCAGGCGGGGCAGGAACAGCAGCGAACGGCAAACCTTCGACTGCTGGTTTCGGCACGTCCTCGGTACTTGGCTTTACTGGTGGGCCGATTTTTGTTTCACAGGGTGGCGGTCTTGGAGGCTCTGGAGACAGTGTCGGAATAGGATTTCTCGGCGGCTCAGGAGGCGGCGGCTGCGCAGGCGGATACGCAGGTGGCGCTGGAACTTTGCTAGTTGGAAATAGTGGTGGCATGGGTAACGCCTCAAACTCTCAATACGGCGGCACAGGTGGTGGAGGCGCTTCCGCTGGCGTTACGGGTGGCACTAGTGCGGTTACTTCGGCAAGTAACGGCCTGTCAGTTTCAATAACTGGTTCCGCTATCACATACGCGACTGGCGGCGGAAATGCTCAGGGATACGTAGGAGCAACAAACAGGGGTGATGGTGGAAGCGGTGGCTCGTATGGTTCCGCAGGAGGCAGCGGCATTGTCATTATTCGTTACCAGACTAGTTAAGGATTAGGGACTCATGGCTGTAACGAGGTATTCGCAGATCGCTTCCGCTTCTTCAACGGCGGGGACGATTCCTGCTGCTGGGCGTTTTGCTGCTGTTAGTGGTGGTACTACTTCGACGTATTCGTCGGGTGGTGTGACGTATCAGGTGCAGACGTTTACCGCTAGCGGTACTTTGACTGTCGCTAATAGCGGTATCGCTGATGTGCTTGTTGTCGCTGGTGGCGCAGGATGCGCTAGAACCAATAACTCTGCCCAATGCGGCGGAGGCGGAGGTGGTGTTTTTTACTACCCAAGCGTCTTTCTGTCTGGAGGAACTCTATCCGTAACCGTTGGGGCAGGAGGTAGCGGAACTTTCTCTGGAACTAACGCAACTTCAACAGCAGGCGGTACGAGCAGTCTTGCTGGCGTACTTGAAGTTGGCGGTGGCGGTCAGGCTCAGAGCGTGGACTTTACTCCACGTGAGTTTGCAGGGTCAGCGTTCGCTGGTGGTAACGGCGGAGGAACTGGCGGTCTTGCCGTTCTTGGTAGCACGGGTGCGTTTGTTTCTGGGAAGGGCGCTGCGGGTGGAGCGTCGGCTGCTGGAAAGTCGGTAAGCATTACTGGTTCGGCTGTTACTTATGGCGCTGCCCTTAGTAGTGGTGCTGGCGGATCGAATACTGGTCAAGGTGGCGGAGCCACGAACGCTAACGGTGGTAGCGGTGTTGTTATTGTCCGTACCGTCACCGCTGGCGCAGCACCTTCAGGCGTTGTTGCTTCTGGTGGTACTCAAACTACCTACACGGGCAATGGGACTAATGGCGTAAACGGTCGAAATTATGTAGTGCAACGCTTTAACGCTAACGGAACTTTGACCGTGACTC